ATACTTATTACACTGGTTCAGCTATTGTTACTGGTGTTTCAAGAAGTGCATCATTTGATGGATTGGTTGAAGCTAGTATTTCAGTACAAGGTACTGGTGCATTAACATCAACAACAGTATAAGAACATGAAACTTATAGATAAGGCAAAAGCTCATTTTGACTCATTAGATGTCAAAGAGATAGAGATACCTGAGTGGAGTGATGGAGATGAGGTTCTTAAAGTATATGCAAAGCCATTAACGCTAGCAGAAATGTCTAAATTGCAACGATATGCAAAAGATGATGATGTAGCATTGATGGCTTATTGCTTAATATATAAAGCCTTAGATTCTGATGGTGAGAAAGTATTTGACCTATCAGATAAACATACACTTATGAATGGTGTGGATAAAGATGTGCTTGCAAGAGTTGCAACTGAAATCATGTCATCACCAAGTGTAGAACAACAAGCAAAAAAGTAGCAGAGGATAAGGACTTATTTGCTAAATATTATCTAGCTGAAATGTTGCATTGCACACTTCATGAACTAGAAGAAAGAATGACCTTATCCGAATATACAGGATGGTTAGCATATTTAGAGGAAAAGAATAGGCAGATAAGAAATGGCAACTGATTATAAATTAAGAATTACAGCCCAAGATAAAAGTAAGAAGGGTTTTAATTCAGTAAATAAAAATATCAACACAACTCAACAGTCAATGAAAAAGTTGGCTGGTGCTTTTGCTGGTGTTTTTGCTGTTAGACAGATTGTCATGTTTGGTCAAGAAACCTTAGCTCTTGCTGATAATATTGGTAAAGTAGCTGATTCAATAGGTGTATCAACCAAATTCTTACAACAATATCAATTTGCTGCTCAACAGTCAGGATTGACTACTGAAGAGTTCAACAAAGGGATGCAAAACTTTACCAAGATGGTAGGTCAAGCACAACTTAGAACCTCTGAAGCTGGAAGAACATTAGAAAAACTTGGAATACAAGTAAAAAGAACTGATGGTTCTGTCAAAGGTGCTGAAGAAGTATTTGTTGAACTAATGACTGCTCTTGATGGTGTTGGTAGTCAATTTGAGAAAAATGCTATCTTAGCTGACCTTATGGGTAGAGCAGGTGTAAAACTTGCTGTCATGGGTAAAGATGGTGCTGAAGCTATGAAAGAATTAGCTGCTTCTGCTACTGGAGTTATACCTGAAGATTCTATAAGACAGGCTGAAATATTTAATGATGCTATGAATGAGCTTAAAAGAGCTACATTACTACCATTGCAAAAAGCATTTGTTTCTGTTTCAACAACAGTATTAGAATTTTTAGATATTCTTGGAATAGTTGATAGACAAAAAACTTTATCAGAATTACAAGGTGAGCTTCAAGGTGTTACAACCCTATTAAAGGAAATAGAAGAGGTTGGTGGCTTTCAAGTAGATGGTGTTGGTTTTATAGAATATACGCCTGAACAAATAGCACAAAATAAACAAAGAAAAAAAGATTTAGAAGAACAAATAGAACTAATAACAAAATCTAAATCTGCACAATTAGCATTAACTGGTCTTACTGAAGATGCTTTTAAATCAACAACATTTAATGATTCTATAAAAAGTAATATAACTGTAGTTAAAGATTTTGCTGATACAGTAGAGGGTCAACTAACAAATGCATTTACCAATTTTTTTGATATAGCAAGTCAACAATTTTTAGACTTTAAAGATTTAGCTACTTCTATTGCTAGAGCAGTTATAAATGAATTAATAAATGTTTTCATTATTCAAAAAGCTGTTGGAATGGTTAAAGGTAAAATTGGAGATATACAAAGTGCTATTGAATACAATAGATTATCTGATGGTGATACTTTATTTCAATCTAGTAACGAAGGTGGTGGTTTTACAGGTATGGGTGTAAGAGCAGGTGGTATAGATGGTAGAGGTGGATTCCCTGCTATATTACATCCTAATGAAACTGTTATTGACCATACAAAAGGTCAAGCAGTTGGTGGTGCTACAGTTAACTTTAATATTAATACAGTAGATGCTGCTGGATTTGACCAGTTGCTAGCATCAAGAAAAGGATTAATAACATCAATCATAAACAATGCCATGAATAATCAAGGTAAAATGGGAGTCGTATAATGTCAGGACAATTTCCAACATCTCCTAATTTTAGAAGTTTAAATTTTAAAGATAATAGACCTACTTTATTAAATCAGACTTTATCAGGTAAAAAACAAGTCAGACAAATAGGTAGTCAATATTTTTCTTTTACAGTGCAAATGCCACCTTTACAACAAGAAAAGGCTCAAGAAGTATTTGCATTTTTACAAAAACAAAAAGGTTCTTTTGAGGACTTTACTATAGTTGCACCATTAGATAATTTAGGTGCTGGTAAAGCAGAAACAGATATTCAAGTAGTTGGAGCACATACATCAGGAGATGCTTCTATTGCTTTAGATGGCTTCTCAGCTAGTCAGACAGGTGCTTTAAAAGCTGGTGATTTAATTAAGTTTGCCAATCATAGTAAAGTCTATATGGTTCAATCAGATATTGATTCTGATGGTAGTGGAGCATTAACTGTTCTAATATCACCAAATCTAGTAGCATCTCTAGCAGATAATGAAGCTGTTACTGTAAATAAACCTAGTTTCACTGTTTATCTTGAAAATAATGAGATTATGTATTCAACAGATGCTAGTGGTTTTTATAGTATTTCATTTGATGTTAGAGAGGTTATAACCTAATGCCTAGAAGTTTATCATCTGATTTACAAACCCAAGTATCATCAACAGCAACTAAGACAGCTTTTCTAGTTGAGCTTAATTTATCATCTACTATCAGATTAACTGATTGGTATTCTAATGTTACTTATGATTCTAACAGCTATGAAGCTGGTGGTTCTTTTTTACAAGTTGATTCAACAACTGAGACAGGTCAATTAGAAGTAGACGAAATTAATTTAGGTTTTTCAAATGTGACTGACCAAGTTAGGTCTTTAGTTCAAGATGGTGCTTTTACAGATAAAACTGTAGATATTTATTTAGCATATTTTAATACTGATGAAACTATTGTAGGTGCTATTAATTATTTTACAGGTCAAATAAGAAACGTAGCTATATCAGAAAGTATTGATAATTCTGTTTTAACAATGACTGTTGCTTCACATTGGGCAAATTGGAATCTAACAAAAGGCAGACATTTTTCTGATGAATCACAACAATCATTTAGTTCAGGTGATAAAGGAATGGAATTTGCTACTCAGGTTAAACAAGATGTTAGGTGGGGTAGATAATGTTTGGTTTCTTTAAAGCAGTTGGTCAAGCAATTTGGAACACTATACAAGCTATAGGTTATGGAACTTTTAAAGTTACTTGGTCTCAAGCATTAAGTTTAGCAACTTTAGCAGTAGGTGTTAAAGGTTATATGACTGCTAGACAAATGCTTGCTAAAGGTCAAGATATCTTGGCTAACAAAACCTCTGCTGGTGGAAAGATTCCTGTTATATATGGTACAAGAAGAGTTGGTGCTCAGGTCATATATATGGATGTAAATGCTAATGATTCAAGAGATTTGTATGTAGTCTATGCTTTATCAGTTGGTGAATGTGATGAAATACTTGGAAGAACTATTGAGCTAGATGGTAATCCTTTAACTGATTCAGCTAGATTTAGAGATGGTGGTTACATTGGCTCAGATAAAATATCTTCAGGAGCAGGTTCATTAAATACAGTTTCACAAAATGGTACTGGCATTGATGCTGGTGCTGGTCAATTTGGTACAAGTCCTACATCAAAATATAGATATGTTATGAACTTGCATCATGGAGCTGCATCACAAACAGCAGACCCTATGCTTGTTGCATCTATGCCTAACTGGACTTCATCACATAGATTAGATGGTATTTGTTATATAGCAGCTCATTATGGTTATGACAAAGAAGGTATATGGTCAGGAGTTCCACAACTAACAGTACAAGTAAGAGGTAAAAAAGTTTATGACCCTAGATTAGATTCTACTGCTGGTGGTAGTGGTTCACAAAGATTTGATGATGTTTCTACTTATGCTTATTCAGATAACCCTGCTTTATGTTTTTTAAATTACATTACTGACAATGAAGTAGGTAAAGGTTTAACTTCATCACAAATTAATATGTCAACTTTTAGCTCTGCTGCTAATGTTTGTGATACAGAGGTTGACCAACCTTATTTTAATGGTTCAGCACAATCACTTACTTGGTCTGCTAATAGTGGAGATAATTTTTTTAGCATTGGTGGTATAGACCCTAATAGTGATTGGTGGCAAAACAAAATAGGCGAACTATTAGATTTATTTGATGCTAATGGTAATGGTGTTATAGATGGTGCTGAAATTGTTGACGTACAAAGAAGTGAATTTTTTGATAGTAATGAAGAATATATAGTATTTATTAACACTAATTTTAGTAGCACTTATTCATCACAATCAGGTACCTCATTATTAAAAGTTAAAAGATTTCATTGTAATGGCTATTTAGATACTAATAAAAATGTAATGGAAAATGCTAAAGAGCTTCTCGCTAATATGAGAGGTATTTTTCTTTATATTAATGGTCAATACGAATTATCCATAGAAGATACAGGCTCATCATCATTTAGCATTAATGATAATCATATTATCTCTGATGCTGGTATATCAGTTGATTATGGTAATAAAGATAAAAAAGCAAATAAAGTTATTGTTGAATTCTTTAATGCTAATAAAAAATACGAATTAGATACAGCTA